ACCAGGTCCTGCCGGACCGCCTGCTGCAGCCGCCGCCCCTTGGCCTTGCGTGAGGCGGGGGTAGTGGCCACCACTCAGACCGCCCCCGCCGGCGAAGTGAGTTTGAGAGTTTTGTGAGTTTCCCCTCGGCCATCTCTGTACTGTATATTTTGTGCTCCCCCTACTTTTTCTTCACACGTTAGTATGTACTGTAAACTCACAAACTCACATAGGAAAAAGAGATATCTAATATAATTAGATATCTCTGCAATCGGACGCCGTATCGCAGCCGGATAAAAAGTGAGTTTTGATGTGAGTTTATGTGAGTTTTGTGAGTCTGTGAGTTTTGTGAGTTTGTTTCCGTCTAAATTTTCCGTGAGTTTGTGAGTTTTGTGAGTTTGTTTCCGGGTGCGATTCGCGTCGCTATACTCCCGAAGTGAGTTTGTGAGTTTTGTGAGTTTGTTTTCCAGTAGAATTTTTGTGAGTTTCATTCCGCCTCACCTCCTTCTGAGTGCCCTTGATCTACGTCATTCGTCTGCACGATCACCCACTGTGTCGCCCGCTGCACCGTCTTCCCGCGCTGGAGCATGAGACCGGACGGGAACCTCCTGCCCTCCTGCCGAGCCAGGGCCCGCCCGCACACTCGGGAGAAAGACCTATGCGGATCCACAAAGGCATCGGAGAGGTCGTCCGGTAGCGTCTCGTGGATCAAGGTCCGGAACGTCGTCACCTCCTTCATCTCCCGGTCAAGCCGGATCTTGAGGTCAGAAACGGTCCAGGGGCGTGATCCGAACTCGTCGTACACGGCCGAGAGGAACCCCTCCCACTGCCGAAGGTCCGTATCGCCCTCCAGGAAAACGTCCATCGCGTTACCCATAAACTCCCCGACGCCGGCATACTCGAGGATCCCCCCGACGACATGTCGCCACCCCTCGAATCCNGCCGAGCGGCGGCACCCGCTCCGGCTCCGGGCACCCGGCCCGCACCCAGGCGACACCGAGCGTCAACGCAGCGGCGATCAGGCGGCCCCGGTTCTCCCGAANCCATCGTAGGAGGTCCGGGTGCCGGAAGTCCTCCCGCATCCACGGGAGCGCGACCTCCGCATCGATCCGGCTCAGGTAGACTCTCCTGGCGAGATCGCCCCCGATCGCCACATTGTTGCCGTTGGCAAACCAGACCGTCCGTGCCGGCACCGAGACCTCCTCGGTCTGGCCGAGCCGGCGGCCGCGCCACTCTCGCGCCGTGAGGAGTGAGGCGAGCACGTCCGCGCGGAAACTGCCCTCGAGGTTGTCCCAGATGTGGACGGGCGCGCCGCCCATGAGGATCGACAGCGCCCGCTTCTCCCACTCCTCCGTGGTTTTCGGGGTCACGCTCGCCGGTGGAGTCACTCCAGTGATCGCCAGATACACCGCGTTCTGCATCAGCGACGCCCCCGACCCTGCCTGCGGTTTCGTCAGTAGCCAGCACGGGCACGGTCCGTCGATGATCGGCCGGAACACGCCCGTCAGAAACGCCCCGACCGCGTTCCACCTCGACGCCTCGTCCACGAACGGGAAGTCCCAGAACATCTCTAAGATCATCTCCTTCGCGGCTGCGATGTCTGCAGCAGTCGGGTTCGCCGGCACGGGTGCGAGGTTGAAGCCAGGCTCCGGCATGAAATACATCGACGTCGCCGGGTCATACCCTTCGACGCCATGGATCGTGCCATCCAGGTGCAGGATCGGGGACGTCGCGATACCCGTGAGCGGCGGCAACCGCCACTCGTCCGTCGGCAGTCCGAGGACATCCCGGACGATCGAGAGAGGAGGGTACTCCGGGATCTCTCTGACCGTCCCATCCTTACCCACCTTGACCGAGAGCCAGACCGCAACCCGGTCCATAACCCCTCGGAGTGCATGCTCTGAAAGGGACTGAATCAGTGGCCGCCCCTGCTCATCCCGGCAGACCCGTACCAGCGCAGCGGCCCGGTGAAATAACCGGGGCGGGTCGTTCGCCTCTGCGATCGCCCGGACCGCATCTGCCGTGACCTCGTGCATGTGGCGGTTCGTCAGGACGATCGTCGGCCGGAGGACCTTGCCCTCCGGGACCTCGCCCGTCGGCGGTTCGATAGCCTTACTGGCGACCGGTGCAGGCACCTCACGCTTCCCGCGCTCCCATTCCCACTCCTTGAGCTGCTCGCCGTAGCCCCTGGCCTCCAGCGCATCGAAGATAGCCGGCCAATGCCCCTGCAGGCACCCGGGGCGGGCATCCGCACAGTCGATGATGCGCTCGGCGACGGCGAGGGCCTCCAGCGGTCCGCCCCCGGTCAAATGGCGACGACACCACCACTCCTGGTTGTTCGCCGAGATCGTGAGGTTCGTGCCGGTCTCAGACCCGTGCACCGGATGCTCTCCCTCAATCTCCCCGGTCTCGCGGACGGACGGGTTCAGGGGCATCAGGAAGTCCGTCACCCTCAGGTCGAGCGCGTCAGAGATAGTGATGCTTCGCGGGGTCCGGGGGATCTTTGGGACTGTGATCGTCCGTTCCGGCGGGGAGCAGGGGTCGACGACCAGGGCCTTCAGCTCCGACCAGGGGATCTCCAGGAGCGGGGCATCGTTCACGACCTCATAGCGACCGCCGGAAGGGTGAGTGCAGCCGGGTCCCACGCAGTATGACTTGTGCCCGCTCCCGCGCAGGTCGCCGAGGTCCGCCCGGGTTTTCGGGTCCCGCAGGATGAACTTCTCCGCCGGCGCGTCGGGGCACCGGATATAGAAGTGCGAGCCATACCCGTCCTTGCGCCCGGTCCGGACGACGAACGTCTCGAGGAGTCGGTCGAGCACCCCGAGTTCCATGAGCCGGTCGGTCTGGTCCGCATCGAGGATGCAGACCCCGCCATCAGGCATGACCCCATAGTTCCCGCCGTTCGCAATGTGCTGCAGGAGCCGCGGGTCGTCATACGCATAATTCGTCGTCGTCTGCCAGCCTTTCTCGATGGCTGACTTGCCCTTAGGTTTTATGAGGATAAACCGGCACTCGCGGAGTTGCTCCGGAATCGGGGATTTTATAGATAAATCCCTTTCTCCATTGCCTCCTCCATCAGACGTGTTAATCCCCCTCCCCCCGCTGCAGACCACCTTTTCGGCCTCACCTCTCTCGGGGTCGGGAGTTTCGGCGCATCCGGATGAGTGTGCCACCACCAGATCGCGTACCGATTCCACCATCGTCTCCATACGTTCCGGCGCCACCTCGGGCGCCTTGCTGCCCTGTACATCAGCGTCCTTTGTCTCATCGCACAACCTCCGCCATAATTTTTCCAATATCGCGCCCCCCGCCCAGGAAAATTGTCGGGAATTGATTGCCCGTTGCACTTCGTCCGGCCACCTCCCCCCGAGCAGCACACGAACTGTCCCGTGTAGCGCCTCTTTCGGGGGTATCCAATCCGACCGGAACGCGATGTAGGTCCATCCCTCGAGCCGCACGGCGATCCGCTCCCAGTCATCTATCCGGGACAGGAGATCAGGATCCCCCGCGAGGACCTCATCGAGGCGGACCGATGCTGGGACCCTGAACACAAGATCACTCATTCGATCACCCAGTACGGATTACTCGCCTTGAACCGTTGCCAATCTAGCAAAACCCCAGAATCGACCTTGTCTGCTGTAATCGGTGCGTACCGCCCGGGGGATATCGGTTCCCAGGAGAGCACCAGGTCGTGGACAAGATTGCTCGGCCCCTCTGCGATGATCCTGTTCGCAATACGGTCATACAGGTAGACCGTCTCGGACGCCTGGGTGATACCGAACGCTGCCAAACCCTGATTAGTTGAGGTCACTGGATATCGCCTCCTGAATGCTTTGCGCCGATCTGGGACGCGTCGTCAGCTTCGGACACTGCAGGGTCTGCCGGAACGTCGTCCCCGACACCCCACAGATACGCAACATTCCGCGCTGATACGGCTGGTTCGCAACATCAGGGCAACCGAAGCAGTTGTGAACAGTGGGGCGCGCCCCCTCCCGGATCTTGGCCGGGATGTAGGGGTCGCTCACGCGACCACCGCCATTGTCATCATCCAGAGCATCGCGAGCACGGTTACCACGACGCCGGTGAGGAACCCGACGAGGAACCATAGACTCCTCATACAACCACCCCGCGTGCCCCGTGCTCGAACCGGGCGGACTTGGCGGCATTAATTTCGTGGTGAGTGANAAGCCGGCAANACTCCAACAAGTCGGTCTCATCGCAGGTGCTGTCATTTCTGAACCGGGGCAATTCTTCCCACTGCCCTGTGAGGAATACGCGGTCGGAGCGGTGTCCCGCTAGTACAATTCCCGGGGGAGCCTCATCGTCGTCAAAATCCCAATATAAGTGGGCCTCAAACGCTCCATAAAATGGAGATCCTGAATGTCCCCCCGTCGAATCGGTAGCATCATATAGGAAAAATGCCCCCAGGTTTTCACCTGGTAGGCCCTCGAACACCCCGACAGGGAGCCCGGTCATTATGGACAGTGCTCTCGCCTTATCCAACGCAGATTCGTACTCATTCGGGTTGCCTTTGATCTCAATCCAGGTTTTGAGTTCCGGGAGCCAGAAATCTGGTAGATACCATCCAGCATCTCCCAGATCAAACCCCTCGTGCTCGTAGTAATATTTGATGCCGAGTGCGTCGAAGAACACGGCCCACCGTGCTTCGAGGCGACTCCGGAAGCAGTACCCTTTGTACACGGTCTCAATCGGTTTTATGTCAGTCACGCGACCACCGCCATCGTCATCATCCAGAGCAGCCCGAGCGCCGTCGTGACGACCCCGAGCAGGAACCCAGCGGTGAACCAGAGGAACCTCATCGCGCCGCCTCCTTCCGCCGTCGCCGGAGTTCCGCGGCGCACGCCAGTGAGCATGTCTGCTGCACGATATCGCGGCGCATCTGGTGCCGCACCTGCGAGAGGAGGAGCCGGAACTCCCGGCCGCACGCCTCGCATGTTAGGAAGACATACTGCCCCCCGAGTTTCCCCAGGCGCGGGTCGAGCCTCGCGCCGGGTGGGAGGGTGATATCGTCACTCATCGTCGCGCCCCTCCTGGAGGATGCGATTCGCCCGATACGTCCACATCATTAGCTCGACATCGCGCTCCGGGAGCACGAGCACCACCGGCAGGCCGTCGATATCGAGCGCGATGCAGGCGTCGCCAGGGGTCACACCCACACCCCCAGTACCGTCTGTCGGCTGTGTGTGTCGTCGAGTTGCTGGGCGTCGGTGACGAGCATCGAGATCGTGCATGACTCCCGGATCCCGTCCTTGACCTCTAGTACCAGGTAGACCGGGATCGAGTAGACGCGCCCCTG